AATTATTTATTAGTTACTCTCTGAGCCAGAGTCAACAATAGCGTATGTAAATACACCTGTAACTGTTCCAGTTCCTGCAGTTGCTCCTGCTGAAGCTGTAACTTCAGTAATAGCTGTGATTCCACCTGCTACTGCTAAAGCACCATCTGCTCCTTTAAGAGTTCCTTTAGTTTCTGTTGCAATTTCATTAAAGAAACCATCTGGGTCTGCTGATGATCCAACATCACAAGTAGAGCCAGCACCTGTTGATACTCCTACTACTAAAAATGAAATTGGGATAGCTCCCACTGGTAATTTAAATGTATTACCTGCTGTTGCTGATGTACCAATTCTAACTGCTACGTTTGAACCTGCAGCGTTAAAAGAAATTATTTCAGACATTGTTACAACACTTGGTGTTGCGTTTCCTTTTCCAGCACCGCCGTTTGATCTTACGATACCTTGGAATGTAGTTGTTGCCATAGTTTTATCCTCCTAATTATATTGATATAGTTGTTAGGCCAATCGACTATACTCGTCTATATCAATTTGTTTTGTATAGTAATTTATTTATATATTAAATTATAAAAAAGTGCAAGATATCCCTAAGGTAAAAAGGTCGTTTCTAACGATATTTAAGTCTTAATTAACCAGCGTAAAGATGTACTTCGTAATCGTTTTCGTTGGTATGAACTTTTGCCTCTTGTTCTCTAAGAATTGATCTTATTGTTTGTTTGATCTCATCTCCTAGAACCGACATCTCAGCAGTTATTTGTCCCTTATTTTCAAGAAACAACTCGTTCCATCTAGACTCGAGTTTCAATTTCTTGGCGAACAATATCATGTTGTCCTGAGCCATTGTTAACCTCCTCATAGGTTATATAAAAATCATTTATAGTACTTGTGTATTGTAAATCATTTTTTTCCCATTTTATATCAGATTTTCCTAGAAAGTCAATGATATGAGGATGTAGTTCTTCTATTGTATTAACGTCTTTATGACTTTCTATTTCAAACTTTGTTTGAAGATATTTTGTGAATATTTGTATTAAGTATTTTTTCATGAATCTCACCCATTTATTTTGTAAATGGGGCCGTTTTAAGGCGGCCCCATTAAATAAGTTTGATTACGAACCTTCTACGCCAAAGATACCTCTAGGGTCAGATACACCAAAAGAGTATCTTTCTCTTGCTTTGTATCTTACGTTACCAGTATCGAAGTCGCCTTCCATTCCAGTAGTTAGAGCTGCTCTTTGGAACATTTTCATACCATTTGGTACGTCTGTAATGATGTAGAACGCATCAGAGTCAGTTAAGTAGTTATTAACTCTGTATCCTTGTGGAATCATACCCATAGATACGATTGCGTTAACGTCATTGTCAGCTGTTCCTACTCTACCTTGAGACTTCATCAATCTCTCAGCTGTGAATTGTAGCTCAGAAGGAATAATCATTTTTACTCCTCTTGCAGCAATTCTTAAACCTCTTTCGTCTGTCATTGCAGCAATGTCAATTAAAGACTGCTCCAATGATGTTTCGTTAAGGTCAGCTTGAGTAGCTAGTGTGTTTGCGAAAGTACCAGCAACTGTTGGGTGAGCTGTACTAAATAGTGCAACACCATCACCAGATTTAAATGTAGCCGTTGCAGGCAGACCATTTATCAAAGGCTCAACTGCTTTTACTTGTTTCGCATTACTCATAGATCTAGCTAAAGCTTTTGTATATCTAGAAGAAATTCTATCATACAAATTGTCCTCGATCGCTTCTTCAGTGATCGCGAACGCTAAAGCTACAGTCTCGTGAGTGTAACGAGCTGAGAAAGTTTCTTGTGCTTCGTCATAAGAGACGCCTGCACCTTCCCCTTTCACTTGTGCGTTTGCAAAGCCAGATAACATAACTTCTTCTTCAAAAGCTCTGTCAGATGACTCTGTAGTATAAATCTCAGCATGCTGATTTTCATACCTTTTATATTCCAGGCCGAATAGTGCATTCAATCCTGGCTCTAGTTCTTTAACTAGTTGTGATCGTGATATAGCCATAATTTATTCTCCTATTCTCTATTACGATTGTAGTTCCAACAAGTTAGCAACAACTACAACAGATCTGAAAGCAGCATCAGTATTGTTTTCTGGATCTTCTGCTGATCTTAATAATCTAAATGTTTTGTTGTCTGCGCCTGTAGTTCCAATATCAAGAGTCGCCTCTGATTTACCAGTAGTGTTATCACCAGCAGAACTATTCATATCATAAGTTTCTAAATATCCTGCTTGTGCTACTGTGTCATCAGTTGCAACAATGTATTGCTGTGTTGGGTTGTCTATTACAAAAGCGTCGATGTCTTCGCTGTTTGCAGGTGTAATTGGTTGAAGGTAGAAATTCGCAAAAGTTGGCTTTAAAGTATTAGCCGCATTATAGAATATCCCATTCAGCACACCAATAATTGGTGCAGCTGCTGTTTGACCATCAACTATATAACCTGCAGAACTTGCTACAGCTCCGCCATTGTAGATAGTAGTGCCATAGCCGGCATCGATTTTATATTTCCCTTGACCAGAAGTCGCTGGAGTTGATCCAAGCGTTCCTGCAGGAACTAAACCGAAACCTTGTGTGTTTCTATTAGCCATATTATTGTCTCCTATTACAATAGTTTGTTAGTTTTTAGTTCCGATGATCTAGAAATAACAAAAAAATTATTTCTTGGTACCACCGAAGGTTACACGAGACTGCCTATCAACATTGATTGGCATCCTCTGGTCCTGCTCCTTCATTAAATCGTTTTTAATAGCTTCGTCTCTTTGTTTATGACGATCAGTCATATACGCTTGACGTTGTTTCGCGATTTCTTCAGGTACCTTTGCAAGTAAAAGGCCACCGACCCCAATCACTCCCTTGTATTTGCCGTCTTCGACGACAGGATAATCAGATGCATTTTCGATTTCTTCAGATCTAACTAATTCATATCCTTCTCTTAAACGTCCAGATATGTTTTTAGTGTCTTGAAAGCCGACGCTTTCTGCTCTTATCCATCTATACCTGAATCCATCAGGTGCAGGGGGTGCATCTAGAGAAGATGGTGGAATCCACACTTTTGGTCTTTCAGACTTTGACCGTGTTTGATTCGCACGAGAAGTGTTTTTGTCTTTTTCCATGTTACGCTCCTTCCGTGAGTTTTAATTGTTTTGCGTATTCTTCGAGTGGCACTCCTAATTTTTTAGCTATTGCTACCTGTGATGAAGTGAGTTTCACAGTTTGGCGACCTGGCTTTACGCTTCTTGAAGCTGAAGCCACTGTCTGAACAGGGGCGGTCGATTGCTTAGTATTAGTATTACCAAATTTATGAGGAAAGTCAACACGTATTCTTTTGTCAACTTCTGCATAATACTCATTAGAGTTAGGATCATATCCTTCATTTTCAGTCAGTTCTTTGTGTATTTCAAAAGCTGTGTATGTCATAGCTCTATCATTACCAAACCATGGGTTTTTTGAAGCCCATGCTTCTGCTCTAGGATCAGGATTTGATTCTTCAGATGAACCTGGAATATATTGATTCATCTGCGCTGTTGGTTGTATTGGTGTTTCCACCGGTTTTTTTACTTCTCTCCCTTGTTTAGCTTCTTCTAGTTTTGCATTCTCAAAAGCAAGAGTTGCAATTCTTTTATTAGCCTCAACTTGAGCAGTAGCATCTCCCGATTCGATTGCTGCAGCTAATTCTTTTTGTACAGAGTCTAAAGCGGTTTTAATACTTGTCTCAAATTTTTTAACATATTCAGAATCAGTTTTTTCAAACCTTTCCTCTAATGTTTTTCTTTTTTCTTCTATAGCTCTAGCATAATCAATTGCAGCTTTTTCCCTTCTTTCAGCTTCTCTCATCTTACGAGTTAATTTCGCAATACGAGCTTGTACGCCTTTACTGTATTCTTCTAAATCTTCGTCCTTCTTTTCTGTTTCTTGATCCGTGTTTTCTGTTTCTTGACTAGCAGTTTCTACAACCGTTTCGTCTTTCGCTTCTTCAATAGTTATTTCTGCATCGGGACCCGATGTATCAATATCTACTGTTTTTTTTTCTTCGTCTGGCATAGTATCCTCCTATGTTAAAACTCATGCAAGATGTCCTCAGGACTATCAATTGTTGCTAAAACTTCATCGTCGTTTAGCATACGAATCTCCCCACCTTCGATCTTAACTCGGCTGCCTGCATAACGTGCAAACATAACCCAATCGTTGACCTTGCACCATGGACCTTCAGGATATCTCTCCTTATCCTTATAACATTGAGGACCCATAGCTAAAACCAAACCTACTTGTGAAGCAACTTGTTGTCGCTCTAAAGTATTTTCGGCTAGTATTACTCCACCTTTAGTTTTCTTTTTCATTTTGAAAGGTAAGACTAAAAGTCTCCAGCCCGTAGGCTTTGGTAATTTTGCTTCTTCTTTTTCTTCTAATTTTTTTTCTGATTTTTTAACGCCGACTAAATCATTATTCGGCATTATGATCTTTCGATCTGATGTCGATGACTGTTCCCTTAGTTTCATTTTTTTGCTCCTTATCTTCTAGCAGGTTAGAGATTTCCTGTTTAGTTGCCTCAAAGGCATTTATTTGTCCTATTATATACTTGTATTTTTCCATACTGTCAACCCCTCCAGAAGTTATGTTAATTGAAAGAGAATCGAGTCTATTATTTAAAAATCTTATTAGTTTATTTATTACTGTCTCTAATTGCATTAATTTCCGCTACCTTTCCTTTATTTTCGCCTTTCTTAATAATGTATTTCTGAGTGCCATTAGCACCTATTTCTACTTCTGTTTTTAGATTTCTTAAGAAATCTAATTGTTTATTTTTTATTTCTTTTTCTTTTAGAAAAGATTCTAATTTTTTTGAGTCTCTCATAAATACTAGGTATAGCAACCTCAAATAA